GAAAAGGCGGAAATCATCCCTCTCCACCCCTGAAATGTAAACATCTCATTTTAGGAAAGGGTCCATACACTAATAAGTATGGGTGGTAGAAAAGTTAATGATAAAATTTCGTTAACTCACTAATTGATGTCAGAGAAGTTCGTCACAAATTGAGGGTTAGGTTTATAATTATTCCTTTCTCTCTCTTTGCGAAGAGCTTCTTCCACATTTCAAACTAAAGTCATAGCAACTGACGAAGATGCCCGAACTAGACGATTCTTTTGTCTTTCGACAAATACTTTGTCTGATAAAGGTAACCCTACAGTCTTTAGGAACAGGGGTCAATAATTCCCTGAACTTATAAGATTGGAGGATTCTCTCTTCAGTTTTATGTACATTTCTGAAATTTGACCATAGACATTAAGTAGTGGGACGTTCGAGATGTTGTCACAACTCCAAGCCACTATCGTTTCATCTTCAGAACCTGTTAATTTCATAACAATTTGTTCAGCTAGCAAACCTAACGGTTCGCCTTTTGACTTATTGCTATCATTAGCAGGATCTGAAGTTTCGAAGAGATTCCAGAGCGAGATCTGCACTGCAAAATTACACAGTGCTTCACTCAAATCTGGAGGAGGCTTACCATCTTTCCTATAGGCTGCTTTAAGACAGTCTATGGCCGAGGTGGTTTTGCCACTTATGTATAACATAAGTTCTTCGACAACCGCAGCTTTGTAAGAAGTTATTCTGCAAAAATTCGCAGGATAACCTTTTACTTCACTGTAGTATGAACCGATAGCCCCTCACAACCTCTCTCCTAGACTTCAACCACGACCTAATTCAGCATATAGAATCGGTAGAAGATCGTAAAATCTCCGACTTGTTCTAACTGCGTGAATTGGGAAGGGGGTGACCTCAACCCCTCTAAAATGTAATCGCTTAGCAAACTCTGAAAAGTTTGTTGAGTTATATGTTTTAGAAGGAGAAAAGGCTACTCCTAACCCTTGGATTACTTCTACATATTTCAAATAGAGGGCTTTATCCCCAATAAGGATATCGTCGCCTAAGAGAGCATATTTAGAGGTTTTCCAATCCGACCCAATGGATCGGCAGCAGTAATACATTACAAAGTGATGAGCCACTGCGAAAGTAGCTCATGACGTGTAGGCTCCCATTGGAGTACCAGTACCGTAGAAGATCTCCTCGACCTTCTTATCATACTTGTACTCAAATGGAAGACCTACCATAATTTATTTCCAAGCTGCAATCCATGAGGAAGGTAGGATAGGTGCAAAGACCTTACAAATAAATTCGATAGGGAATCGATCAGTTGCCGATGTCAAATCGACACTGTGAAACTCTGTCCAATCTATAATAAGTTCTTTGAATCTTCCTTGGTTAAAAGTACAGTCTTGAGGAATTCGTCTTAGAACTCTATAAAGTCAAAGATGGAAAGGTTGCAGCGCAGCTTGACTTCAATAATCAAGTATAGCTATAACCCTAACTTTCAATTCTTTATCTGAGAAATAAGATAATTTCCTGAGCCTGTAGGGGGTATACTTAGGATAACAACTTTCTAGAAAATCAAACTGACTGAGTAAACCAGTAATCCTTTCGGTAAGCTTTGGACCACCTACTAAACAGATAGAATCTAATAACCGTTTATTAAGACGGATAAGAGATAAATCTGCCAAGGAAGTGGCTAAAGCATGACCGTTAGGACCTGATTTACTTGTCATATGATAATTTCGGAAATAAGTTGTCTTCGGTACCTTTGGCATTAAGGAAGGCTTATATCCTAGATTCTCTCAAAAGTCCCAAATCCACAGAGGAGCCATTATACGAGACCCACTAAAGGGTTCTATAATGTCCTTCACACTTGGTCTGGTACCCTTTTGAAAAGCTCTTGAACAATTTAGAAGGGTCAACAAAGCTCGGATTTCTAAGACTCAATGCTTAGAATCGGAACTATGGAGACTTACTAATAAATCGTGAAAGGGCTCTAGAATACTAGGATAACCTTCCTTTGTCACTTTAACTCCAGTAATGGCCTTCTCA